ATTTATAAAGGAGAAAAAATAATGGGTAGACCAAAAAAACAAATTAGAAAAAGAGACAAAGTATTTAACTTCATGGACAAAGCCATAGACCTAGTTAAAAATAAATGGAGAACGTATATCAAGGCTACCATAGGTTTAGCAATAGCATCTTTGTTTATATATGTGGTGTTCTTTTGGATTGATACGGTGCAAGAGATACGTTTTGAAATAATATACATCTAGGAGTGCAACAATGAGTGTAAGAGATATGGCTATGACGTTTGAAGCTATACAGAGTTATATGCGAAAAGACGTAAAAGGAATCAATCTGACTTTAGTTATACATCCTGACGATTTACCTGAAGATTTATTTAGGCAACCTACAGGGTCACGGTATCAAGTGGCTATGGTTTTGATGAACGACCAAGAGCAACCGGTTATGCCTACAATGAAAGCTGAAGGCAAAAAGGCAGTTGCACAAGCCGGACTGCTGTGCAGAGAGAAAAGGTTTTGGGCTTTCTTAGGAGTGTTTACAGAAGAGGATGCAGTTAAAGAACTTAAAGAAAGAATCAACATACAGAGCAGAGCAGAACTAGCAGATAACAAAATAGCAAGAGAAGACTTTAGGGAGTTAATAAATGAATTTAACAAAAGTTACTGACCCAAAGAAGCAAAAATGGTGGAAATGGCACAAAAAAAACCCTAAAGTATGGGAGTTATTTCAAAGATTTACCTTTGAAGCTATAAGAGCCGGAAAGAAAAATTATAGCCATTGGGCGATAATGCAACGGATTAGGTGGGAGACAGATATAGTAACTAAAGGTAATTCGTTTAAAATATCGAATGATTGGATAGCTTATTATGCTAGATTCTTTCATCACACATATCCTGAGTACAAGGGATTCTTCACCACAAAACCATTGAAACACGAAAGGGGAGGTCAATATGGCATTATTCAAGAGAAAGAAGAAGAAAACCGTCTTAGAGCAGAACAAAGATACAACAGTTAGTTTACCCGTTGGACTAGAAAAAAAGAGTGTTGAGCAGAAACACAAAAAAGAACGAGATTAGAATTGTAAAGTCAGGTGTCTATGTTTTGATGCTTGACGGAATTGTTGTCTACGTGGGCGAGAGTCAAAGTGTTTACTCTAGGATAGGTGCTCACGTAAAAGATTCTAAGAAAAGATTCGATTCTGTAAGAATATTGCCTTGTCAGGAGCATAGACGTAAGTATTGGGAAGCGGTACTAATAGATAGGTATCAACCATTATTTAACAAAACAGGCAAAGATAAAGAAACTAATCGCAGACATATTTTTGAACTAGGACAGATAACTAAAAGACAATTACAAACTGCTTCTGAGTGTGCAAACTGTAGGAGAGATAGAAATATTGCTATATGTGGTAATGGTCGGGGTGATATGACTTTTTACGGAGGAATAACATCTGCTTCTAGTACCGTTGGTAGTCTGTTTGTAGAAACAGTACCGGCATCTGATAGAGAGTATTCCAAACTTGCAAAACAAGAAGCAAGCTACAGAGAAGAAATTAGACCTAAAACTATTTCAATTAAAGTAGAACACGAAATGAAAGCTTTAGAAAGCTTGATTGAAGGCTTGAGGGGTCACGACCCTAGCCGAATAGCGAGACTAAGAATGAGAATACTACAGTTAAATAATTCAGGTAAAAAATACATTAAATTGAAATTACCCTCAAAGGATGAAAGGGATTTTAAACAAAGACTTGCTGTTCGCAGAAATGGTATCTACAACGTATCAACCTCAGTTACCGACCCTCAATCTTTAAAAAAATTAAAGATAATTTAACCTATTGCTACATTTACCACACCAGTTGTAATTGTCATCGAGCTAGTCGTTTCGGATATATAGCCTCTAACCCGCATAAATTGACCCAAAAAGCCACCAGATTCTCGATGACATCTGGCTGCCTTGCAGCGTGGTTTCGGATATATCACTTGAAAGCTTTGTTTTATAAGGATTTATTGATTACCTACTGCTGTATTTTTGTACCAGTAGTATTTGCAACACCGCAGTTGGTCAAATATTGAACGTTCAATATTTACTGTCTCGCTTGTCTTATGTCTTCAAACAAGCCTTTCTCTAGTTTCATTCTTCGGTCATTTATACCTTCAAGTATGAAGTTTCTTAAATCTTGTAATTCTGTGATTCGCTCAGTCTTTCTTTCTCCTGACAAATCACTATTCATAATTCTTCGTTCTTCTAAGTAAGTTTCTCTTAAAGTTTCATTAATATTATTCAAGTCTTGAGTTAAACTTTTAAGTTCTTCCATGTACTCGGTTCTATACTGTTCAGTTAAATTTAATGCAAATTGGTCGCCTTCTTTTAACATTCTGTCTTGATTAGTCTTCATACTGCTAAGAAGATTATCGGCAGTTTCTTTTAATAAATAAAAGTCATTTTCTTGTCCTCTACCCTCTTTAGGTAACAAAAGAGCACCGACTGCGGGTTTCTCGTCAAGCCTACTGACAGGTCTATCAGGCATATCTAAAAACTCTCTGCTGTAAGCGTCAGTAGCGTTTGCTATCCACGCTCCTATTGTTCCTGTATATCCTCTCCATAAATTATCTATTTCTAGTGGAGAAAGAATCCCGCCTGTTTCTTCGCTTAATTCTTTCCACAGATTGTTTGTGTTTGCTCTGTACTGTAATTCTTTATCTAAGTTTTGCATATTGGGCGGTACAATCGGACGACCTGTATAAAAATCGTACCCTGTCATTACTTCTAGCGGGGCGTTGAGTATGGTAGCCTGTCTTGGGTCTATAGCTAGAGATTGACCTACCCTTCTTAAAACACCTTTCGTTACTTGTGAGCCTGTCTCTTTTTCATCAAAATATCTTAATATCCTCATAGGGATAGTGTATGTAATTAAACCCACCTCAAAAGGTATAGGTATAGCTATAACCTCACCACCCACTTTGAAGGGCAATATATAGTAATTGTCTCTTTGTTCTTCGCTTGCTTCTTTAAAAGGCTCACTATCCTTCATAAATATATACATGATTGGAGTCAATGAAGCTAACATACCCATTCTCAGAGCAAAAGCCCTTCTTCTAGCTTGTTTAGATGTTTGTGGTTGTCCGTATGCACCTGTCGCACCACGATAGAAAACATCAACACCTTGAAGTCTAGGATTTTGAAACGGTATTACCGTTGCTAAGTATTGCATCACAGGATTTTTACCTCTCCTAGTAAAGTTCAAAACTTCCATAGCCATAAATACAGCTTCAGCTTCGTTTCCTGTTTTCTCCAAAACATCTTCATATACTGCCAATCTTGTCGCCGCATCTGAGGATATAGTGCCTTCGCCTATTAGTTCCCAAAGTCCTAAGACTATATCTATCGGTGCACCAGCTATTGTCTGTAAAGTATTTCTGTTATTGATACCAGCTTTTTTATAAGCTGCTTTTATAAGTTTTTGTGAATCATCAATCTCTCTAACAACTGCGTCATAACCTGACACTACGCCCGCCCTTCTCATTTGTGTAACGCCTTCAGGGATGAAATCTTTATCTGTAAAAGGCAATCTGTTAGCAATCATGCCACTCCAAACTCTAGTCCAATTTTTCAAGCTTGTCGCAAGTGGTATAAAGTTACCCCCTAATATAGTTTGTGCTGATATGGAATCTCTTAGTATTTGTCTTATCCAGAAATCAGGGGTTCTTGTAATAAGAGCACTTAAAAGTTCTTTCGGAGCAGCAGTAATTCGTGACCAAGTACCACCAAAAGTAATCGGTCCACCTTCAAAGTTTTGAAAAGCTTCGTACAAATCAACATCATCAACAGCAAAAGATTTATTTTTACCACCTACTCTTATGTTAACTATATTATTACCCTGAGCATTTAATGGTACTTGCTCCGCAAATCCTGCATCTACCATGTCTCTGACCACACGATTAGCCGCTATGTTCTTCATACCTAAAGTTATAGCTGCTCGTAAATTATCAGCTATACCTGATATTGGGTCTACTATGTCTTTATCTTCACTTCCTTTTGCTCTTACAAAGATATTTCTACGCATAGTCATACCTTTGAATATTTGTGGACCCTTAGTTAATATATTACCGTCTTGGTCTCTTCCCATCATTCTATAAAATGGGAAGTAGTCAGCGTGTGCAGTCCATTTTTGAGCTGTTTTTTCGTCTAATACGCCAGTATCTACTAAAAATTTAACTACGTGCTGGTCCCACCTGTCATAAGCTTCAGACATTTCTTTTAATTCTGGATAATCTTTTAAAGCTTGAGCAGCATCTTTTCTGTCTTGTGCTGTTGTTTTTACCGGTTTTCCTTCTTTATCAAAACGAGTTTCACGTTTAGCTATACGTACAGCTTGAAAAGCCCACATAAGTTGAGGATTTAAAAAAGCTGGGGTTAAAAACTCCATAGGAGGTGCAACTGCCTTACCGTCTATAGGAGAAACGGTCTCAACACGAACATAACCTTTTTCGTCATAAACAGGTATACCTTCTGCAAAAGCTGCTCTAAATACTTCACCTGACCTATCTGAAAACAACAAAGCACTTATACCCGATACGTCAGCAGTTAGCATTTCTTCTTTTATGCCTCTTGCTCTAGCTGCTTGTATACCTACTGTATTAAATCTTGCATATCTATCTACAAGCTGTTCTCTTATGGCATCTTCAGTCATGTAACCTTTTGCTGTTCTTAAAATAATGCTACCCATAGAAGGAGCATCATCAAAATCATCTCTTATGGTTAATTTCTGAACTAAACGCTCTGTCTTGTCGTCTAATTTTTTACCTGAATTTTTAAAAGAATATTTTGGATTTAATTTATCTTTTAAAATTATTGATTCGGGGTCTTTTAATTCTTGGATGTAAGCGGCTCTTATAGCGTCAGGAGAAGCATTTAAATTAAATTTAGGGGTAAGACCATTATTGATAAGTCTTTCGTTGATGCCTTTAGCACCTTCGATTGCTTCTTGTAAGTCTACTACTTCAGAGAGGACAGCTTCTTGTTCAGCAATTTGGCTGCTTTCTCTGAGAATTCTTCTGACTTGAGATTCTCTTCCTCCGAAAAGAGAGGAAGGGAGGATTCCCGTATCTTGTCTGATGACTTGTTGATTTTTTCCGCCATTGTTATCTATCCATGCAAAACCGTCTGTTACATATTTTACCCTATGAAATGTGTCTATAGGAGTATTTTTTACATCTTCTAAATATGTAGGGGGTACTAACCTACCTGTTTTAGCAAAACGTTCATACATTCTGCCTAACGCAATACGATAATCTACATCAACTAAAACAGTTTTTACGTTATAACCGTTATCTTTTAATTCATCTATTGTTTCCTGTATTTTTTTTCGTTTTCCATATCCTCCGACTCTTGGTAATAAAATGTTTTTACCTTCGTTTATTAGGTCACGCCTAACATTATTTGCCAACATAGAAGCTTCATCATGTGTAGCATTTGCACCTACTCCACCTGCATATTCAGGTATTATTTTTTTAGCATCATCGCTATCTACTATTGCTAATTTGTAATTTTTAGCTATTTCTTCTGCAAAGAATGATTTTCCGGAGGCTGGTGGTCCTAATAATATGTAAGCTTGTCGGTTGTTTGGTACGGGAGTAGGACTGTAACTTTCTGCCACATCCATTAAAAATTTTGTGGCTTTAGGAAGACCTTTTACACGTTTATTATTAATGATAAAGTCTCTTGTTCTTATATATGTATCATTTAAAAACCATTGTTCTCCATATAAATTTGTATATCTATTTTTTGTAGTCTCTAATTCAGACATTCTATTCATGCCTTCTAAAGAAGCTGGGTGGTCTGCCAAATCAAGTATATCTACACCTTTGTTCATCAGTTCTAACAAATCCTTTTTAGCATTTGTAAAAGCTATATCATCTAAAGGCGTAGAAAGTTTTAATTTTTTACTTAATTTTCTTTCTTCTAATGTAGCTTGACCCTCCATTATTGATGGTCTTCCATAAACACGTAGATTGTCTGTTATCTGTTTGCCCCGTGTTCCTTTACGTGTCATAAACTCATTAGGTGACATTTTGTATTTAGGTTTTAAAGGACCTAAATCTAACTTTCTTCTTGGTACAGGTTGAGGCGGAGTTTCAGCTTGATATGTAATTTCACGTTTCGGTGCTGCAATTAGTGCATTTGAACCTACTAATAAATAATCTGTTGCTGGCAAAGAAGGTTGAGCAAAAGCAGGTGGACGTAATCCAAACATAATATCTTTATCCAACATTACTTTTTCTTTATCTATTGTATATTCTGTTATTTGTTTGCTATCTCCGAATATTTCAAAGGGTGTGCTTACAAATTCATTAGCTATTCTTGTTGCTTCTTCAAGATTATTTGTAGCTACTGTAGATGTTCCTTTTGCTATATCTCCTACTACATATACCGGAAACGTATCAGGATAACCTTTTTTCTTAAGAGTATTTTGAGTTGAGTGAAACAGTTGAGACTGCGTTACTCCTACTTCTAAGTTTTCTACTGACCTACCTAATCTTCTAACAACATTTGGATTATTTATTATGTTTCTTCCAAATATGTTTTGTGCTATTTGATTAATATCGTTTCCATACTCTTCATTTATAGCACCTTTTATAAACTCCATTGTTAAAGTAGTAGGTCTTTGTTGAACATTAGCAAGTTTAAACTTAAGATTTGGTGCATCTTGCAAAGGTCTTTTATAATCAGGTGATGCTCTATCGGCAGCATCAGGAAAGTATTCGTTGCCTATGCTTGTTTCTGTGACTCTTAATAAGTCAGCAAATTCACTAACTAATATTCTATTAGTTCTAACTACAGGTGTTTGTACCTCGTAATTTCTAGTAGGTGCTCCAAATTCATCTACACCAGTTATTTCAACTGATTGTTTTACGTCACCATATCTCTCTCTAGTTCCTATTTCTCCACCTAAAAGCTTATCGAAAACATCTTCGTAAGTTTGATAACCTAATTCATTTAAACCATTATTTATATTGGTAAAAAACTTTTTAGTTCTTTCCATTAAACTTCTAGGTTTACCTGATAATTTTTTATTTTCTATATAATCTTCAAACAATAAAGCGTTAGCTTCTTCTAATAAATCTACAGAGTTTAAATTTTGATTATCAAGAGCGTTGTATCTAAACTCAACCGCTTCAAGATATGTAGGCATTCTGCCCAACTCAGTTTTTAAAATATTTAACTGTTCTTTACCTAAAACTTCTATAGCTGTTTTATTATTTAATTGATTGTTTCTTACATAGTTATCTAAATTTGCTCTCTCTTGAGGGGAAAATAAATCTAAAAATACAGCAGCATGAAACAACTCATGCCCCATAGTTTTAGATAGATTATTTAAAACTTCTTGTTCTGTTGTAGTTCCTTCTCTAGCTTTAGCTACACTTAAAAATACTTCTGACCATATTGGGTCAAATTGACCTTCTGCATCAGGATTAGCTTGACCTACTCTAGTTTGTATAGCTTTATCTAGTCTTACTGAAATTTCAGGCAAATTCATTTTTTCAAACGCTGTGCCTAATAAATTTCTAAACTTTTGTATATCTTTTAGTTCTTGTTTTGCTGTAGGGTCGTTTTGTATTTTAGACTGTTCTATACTGTTGAGTGTCCATTCACCATTAGCATTAAATTTATATTTACTACCCTTTTGGTCAACTATTCCAGCAGAAACAAGGTCTTGGCGTAACCTAGTAGCTACACGTTTATCTGCTAAATTATTGGGATTTAAACCTAATGCTTTAACTATATTAGGTATGGTAGGTGTAGAACCCGTATTTAAAACTTCAACTACTTGATTGTATTCGTTTAATGTATACGGACGTGGTGAAAAATCAGGCAAGGTAATAACATTACCTTCATGTGCGGGTAAAGTGCTTAAAAAAGAATATACTAATCTTTTTTGTTGCCCATTAAGTTTATTGAAATTTGGTTGACCTGTTAAACGTAGTGACAAAGATTTAAATCCATTTGATTTAGTGTCTATATTTACATTTAATTTTTTGCCAAGATTTTCTAACATCTTGGTCGTTACATTAGTAGGTAGATTTTTAGTAAATCCAGCTTCTTCGTAGAGTCTTTTAGCTTTTACATCTAATAATCTATTTATATCAGCTTCTGGCAATACACCTTGTAAAGATAATATATCTACACCTGTTACTTCTCTGCCTACTGCATTAATTAATCTTTCATAAGCAGCAGAATTTATATTTGGTGATGCTTCTACATCTCTAATATCAACTTTTCCAAAATAAGGATTTAATACAGCATTACCTAACTTGTTTACAAAAGGATTTGTTTCAGAGTCTGCATTAAGACCTTGCATGGTAGCAAAATTACTTTTTAATTCATTTGAGTAGTTAGCCCCACTTATTAAATTTAAAACTCCTGATATACCTGCGGCTTCTTCTTGTGAATTAAAAGTATTTCCTATTACTTCTTGATATGTGTCTATAATTGCAAAGTTGCCTTGTCCGTCAGGTTGCACAAAAAATTGATTAGGTGCTACAACATCATTATCTGTATCAGCAAATGTATTTATTTTTCCTTGATTTTCTTGATACGTTTTAAAAGCTTCATTAAAAAAAGGTATACCTGTATCATAAATTTTATTACCGTCTATAATTTGTGCTTCGCCAGCTATATCTCCTAATCCTATTTGTTTAGCTTGTTCTTTAATAATCTGAACTTCTTCTTGAGCACGTTTAAAGTTTTCTTGTTTAGATGCTGTTAAACCTTTTACTTCTTGATTAGCACTAAAATATCCTAAAATAGCATCAGCAGGAACAAATACAGATTCACCCAAAGCTTCTGCAAGAACTTCACCATAAGATATTCTTTCGCCATCTTCTAAAGTTGCTAACTGAGCAAAGTATTCTGCACCACCCGGCAAGCCCATTTGTAAAGGTGTTTGAGCAAGCAGATTGTAACTTTGTCTTACATAAGGATTTACAGCAGTAGCAGTTGGACCCTTAACAAAAGGCATTACAGAACGATTAGCACTTGTTATAACAGAAGGTGCAATAATTCTAGTAGCTATACCACCAGTTATACCGTCTATAGTGCCTATTATTGCTCCTCTTTTAAGACCAAAATCATGTGCTTCTTCTATTAATTTGTCATTAGACATAATTTCTTTAATAGATTCAGGATTAGTCATATCTAATCCTTGTGAGCGTAAGTATTCATGCACAGAATGACTGTATTCTATAGAACCTGACATACTACCGGTGCCTACTATTTGTCCTGCAATTTGCGGTATTGCACCAAATGTTCTTAAAGCAGCACCTATACCCAAACTTGTTCCTGCAATCAAAGCAGAAGCTGAACCAGAACGACCAACTATGTCTCCTAAAAAGTCAAATTTTTGGTTTAAATCTAAATCATTCCAAAATGCACCTAATGCTCTAGGGTTTTCACCATGTCCCTCTTGCATAACCCACTTAAAAGCATCACTAACTTCTACCTCTTCTATGGATTTTTGTAATGTATCAAAAGTGTTTAAAGTATCTTGATTAAACTGTATGAGTCCTTTTTCTGCTTTTTCATCAGTTTCGTACATTTTTGCAGAAATAGGCTGCCCCGGAAACATCTCTTGAATCTGTCCGGATTTTCCGGTGCCATACAGCATAATATGTAGGTCTTGTTTTCTTTTGACCTCATCAGAATCAAGAGTCTGATTTTTTTCTTTGTCTAAAAGTGCGTTGTATTCATTAGTAAGTTGTTCTTCTTCTAATAAATTTTCGTAAATGTTTACTTTATCTATGTTAGCTAAAGCTTCTTGTTCAAAACCAGCTACAAATTGTTGACCTATTGAGTCACCCTCGTCATAAAACTCAGGCGGACGTAGTTTAGGTGCAACATTTTCATAAGGGTTATAAGGTGGTATTGTAGTTTCTTCTTCTACAGGTGTGGTCGCTACAGTTTCTTCTTCAACTGTAGGAATAGGATAATTAGTTTTGTAAGTAGCGATTCTTTCTTGTATTTCTTCCTCTGTTAGACCATCAGGTAGAAATAAATTTCTGCCATCGCCTGTGTCATAAAAAGCCATTTTAGAATCTACTGCTCATATCAATCATTGGTGGGTCTTCAGGTAAAGCAGGTATTTGTCCTCCTTCTTGAAGATATATACCCATAGCTGCATTTTCTAGGTAGAATTGTTTAGCTGCTTCGTAAGCTTGTTCTCTACTCATGCCTTCCTCTACTCTATCTTTCGTGTATTCAAATCCTTTTTGACTTTTAATCCATACGTCTGCTGCTGCATTCAAGTCTTCAACAGTTCTAAATTTCTGTTGCTGTATACCACCGTATCCTACAACTTCACCTGATTTGAGTAGTGCATCTTCATTTGGACCTCCGTATATAGGTTTATCTTTTTCATCAACACCTAACTCAACTGCATATTTTTTAGGGTTAGCTTCTGCTAATACTTTTGCTATAGCTATATTAGGTTGGTCTTTTTTTCCTGTTCTATCGTAGTAATCACCTAATTTTTTAGCTTGTTCTGATTTATATGCAAGTTCTGCTATTCTAGTATCTCTTTCTCTATTGGTTTTAGCCATATCAGCTTCAAATTTAGCTTGTTGCATAGTTTCTGCATCAGCAGCAGCTAATGTTTTAGCAGCACCTTCAATTACAGGATTTAAGTTTTGTTGCAGTTGTTGTGGTGTAGCTGATGTTCCAACAGCAAGTCCTGCTCTAAGTAAATCTAATCCCTGTCTTGAGCGTCTTCTTTTTTCTTGCTCCATAGGGTCAAAATAACTTCTTACTAAATTTTGGTAATCTAACTCAGCCTGTGTAGGTTGCATTCTTTCTGAATAAAAATCGTAAAACTCTCCTACTCCTACAGGATTGTAGATATTAAAAGGGACCTGTGTTCCTGCTTGCATACCTACTATACCGCCTTCGCTATAACCCATCTTTTCTACTACTTCAGGTGCAACTTTAGCTAATGCTTCTAAACCTTTATTGGGTAGTTCTTTGCCCTCTTTCATTCCCACCATATTACTAGGCATCATTTGTCCTATACCTTGATTACTAACGGGCATCATAGGCGTATTTTGTGGCATACCTTGCATATTCATCATAGGGGTAGGTGTCATACTACCAAGACCTTGATTCATCATACCCATATTAGCTTCGTTTACTATTCTATCTGCTACAGTATTATCTTTATTATAAGAAGCCATACGTCCTTTATAGTCTTCTCTCATATCCTTACGGCGTTTCATTTCAGATATAACTAAATACTGTGGATAAGCCCCTGTTTGCATAGCTTGCATCAAAGCTGAATCTGGTAATGATTTAATATCGTCTTCTATTTGTAGTATATTCATTTGTTACCTTTTAAATATTGAACGTTCAATGTTTAACGTACTCCTCCTAAAGCCTGATAAATACCTAGTCCACCTAATCCTAATCCTAGCATTGTAGATGCAGCAGATGGAGTAGGTTGATAACTTGAAACTTGCTGTCCCGGAGTTATAGGCATACCTCGTAAAGCTTGTTGGAAGAATGATATGTTCTGTCTAGGATAAGCAAGTTGGTCTTGAAACTCTTGATAGCCCATATCGTATATCTGTTGCTGCATAGCTTGTCTAGCTGTTCCTGCCTGTCCTAATTGGTCTAGTCTGTCTATTTCTGCTCTTTGTCTAGCAAAACCTAAATCAGCAAGTGCACCTGCTGCACCTAGCTGTTGTGCTCTAGTAGCTTGGTCTATACCTAAACCACTAAATCTAGCTGCTCTGTCTCTATCAAAAGCAGCTTGTGCTTGTGCATAGTTTTCAGCAGAACCTGCAAGTTGTATATCGCTTATTTGTTTCCCTAATGCTGCCTCTCGTTCCGACTGCATTATTGCTTCTCTATATCCTCCTAAACCGCCTGAAGCAGCAGCATCTTGTGCTATTAAATTACTAGCTTTCAACGACTGTTCTCTAGCCGCATCTTTAGCCATATCTATAACTGCTTGTTGATAAGGGTTCATATAAGACATTACGTTGCCATATATAGGATTTCCAGCCGAATCTACGCCAGTCATACGGTTAAATGTATTTGTAGCAACAGCTTGTCCTGACCCTATAGCTGGAACTACAGTACCATCTGGTAGTTGCATTTGATTTCTTGCTATATCCTGTATCACGTTACTAGCTGGCATTATCTGTGTAGGGTCACCAGCTACAGCTAGTCCTGCTTTACCTGTCATAGCTAACTCTTGTTCAGGAGTAAACGTAGCTAATCTTTGACCCTCATAAGTAGTATATGGAGCAAGAGATTCTGTCTCTGCTCTTTGCATAAGCCTCGTTATATATGGCTCTGCATATTCAGGTAGATTAGTCTGTGTTACTGTTGATGTGGTTTCTTGAACACCACCTCCGCCGCCGCCTTTACTCATTGTCAAACCTCTTTTCAAATACCGTATAAGCTTTCTTCCAATTAGACCTGCTTAACCATTTCCAAAATCCGAACCTAGCTGTTCCCTCTATTCCATCGCAACCTGAGTCTTTTGCCCAAGCTTCAAGTTTCATACAAAGCAACCAAGCCCACTCTTTAAAATCATCTCCACCAATGTATTGTATTGCACACATTAAACTAGCAGGGTATCTAACAAATTGTGTAGTAGCTACTCCTAATACTTTGTTGTCTTTATCTAATGTTACCCATAACTGTTGCTCATCATTTACTAAAGCTTGATATACATAATCTATAGTCCATCTGCCACCTGAACGACTAACAGCTTTTTCTAAATGAGGTTTTGCATCATCCCATACTGTATATAATAAATTTATTGGAATTAAACTTATTACGTAATCTGGATATTCTTCTTTTATCGTTACGTAATTAGTATCTGATTCGTCATAATTATTAACTTCTAACGTATTCATATTAACCTGCCATTACCTTTTTATCATTTAGTGGAGCAGCTTGTTTAGTAGTGCCTGTTTTTTCTGTCCTAACTCTATCTAGCATATCATCAAGCTTGTCGGAACCTTCATTAGAATTACCATCTCCTAACATAGAAACTACATCTGCTGGGATAATATACTCACCGGGCGATACTGCTACTCCTTGTTGATTTCCAATCATACCCATAATATTGTCTTCCATACCTCCGCCCATACCCATAACTAAACCTTGAGTCTGTGCATTAGGCACTTGTTGTCTAAGGATTAAATCTCTAGCTTGTAAAAAAGCATCTACTCCAAACTGTTCTATATATGCTTGTATAACTTTATCAGGATTAGGATGATTTCCTAAAACAGCTTCTCTTATTTCCTGTTGTAAAGAAAGTTCTCTACTCATGTCAGCATTTCGTATATTAGGAACTTGCATACCAGCTTGCATATCTTGGTCATCACCTTCTACATACGCACGGTCTTCTTGTTCTTCTTCTTTATCCTCTGTTTCTTCTTTGTCCTCTTGTTTTGCTTCTTCTTCTGCTTGTTTTTCTTGAGCCTCTAGGTAAGCTAAATAATCTTCATAAGTTTGAGTTCTTAATTTTTCATAATCTGCTGAAGGTATATCACCTCTTGCTAAAGCATCAGCTAAAGCTTGTTGATATGCAGTTCTTTTAGCATCTTGTTCTGCTCTATTTAAAGTTTTATATATATAACCAGCAGAACGTACAGCAGGGTCTCTTTCATAGTTACCACCTTGAGATGGGTCTTCTGCAAACATTCCTACTCCGGCATAACTTATATTACCTACCTCTGGTACATTTAATACTGAATATCCATTATTCAACTCAATTACACTACCGTCCATTGGATTTCTAAATGTACTTAAATCATCTATTTGTGTACGTGAACCATCAACACCTATTAATATTCCAGAAGTAGCCATACGTCTTTCGCCCGGTGCTTTATTTTCTGTGCTATCTGCTACATATCCTAATAATGGGTCTGTGTTGGTGTAAACAAAGGTTCCGTCTGCTGTGGAGCCTTTTGTTCCGTACCCTGTTGCTGAAACAATAACTGTATCATCATCAGCAGCAGCTATTTGTGCAGCATTATCAGCAGTTGCAATTATTATATTATCAGCAGGTATTCCTGCTTGTATTGCTGCATCATAAGCTTCATACAAACCAGCTTCTCTTGCTGAGTTTAGTAAAGTTTGTCTATTTAGTTCTACTTGTGAATATGCAGAAGCAGGGTCGCCTAGATATGGGTTCATGCCCATTTTTCCACCACCTGAACCAAATCCATAAACAGCTTCTGTATATTCATCGCTACTAGGGTCAACATATCCGGGGTCACCCGGTTGTAATTCTTGACCAGTAACAGGGTCTGTATTACTTGTAACAACAACATCTTCAGTATATGGACTATTTGCTACTGTAGTTTGTGTTCCGTCTTCATAAATAACTGTTGAAGTTCCATCATTATTGTCTATGACTGTACTACCCGGATTATTAGTTAAATCACTATCTGTAACATTAGTTTTGCCACCACCTGTGTCGTATTCTTGCTGTGTATTAACATAGGTGTCCGCACTTGTTTGTTCTTTATAAGGATTATTTTGAGTTTGTTGTTGTGTTTGAGTTTGTCCTGTTTGAGTTTGTCCTTCTTGTGTAATGTCAGAACCGTATTGAGTAAAAGTACGTCCTGCACCTTGTTGTGCTAGTTCTAAACCTACATTACGAAAAGGACTAAGTAATTGTGTAGTCAAAGGTAAACCTGCATTGTAGGCATCTTGCACTCTTGATATAACACTTCCTGTAGGTACAGCATCATAGTCATATCGAGGTAATGTCATGGGTTGATAAGTGCTAGGTAAAACAGGAGGAGGTGTAAATTCTTGACTTGTTCCAGCAGCAGCTTCAGCAGCACTAATAGCACTTGCTGGAATTACTCTATCAGGAAAAAAATTAAACTCAGAGTCTATACCCGGCATATAAGTATTTGCAGGTCTATATTGACCTTCATTACCAACACCAACAATACCGCCCTCTTGATATGCAGGTACTTGTCCACCTTCAGCAGAAAAATACGTTAAGTAAGGATTTCTTGAATGTATAAGTTCAGGATATTTTTTATACATTTCTTCTTTTTTCTTTTCTCTTTCTGCCCTTAATCTATCCATATCTTGAAGGTATCTATCTTGTGCATTCTGTGCAGCTAATGAACCACCACCTAAAGCTATAGGAAGATAGTTATCAGCAACTGCTTGTATAGTATCTTTTGAAGCAAAATTAGATGCTAATTTACCCAATCTTTCAGTACCCGACATATCCATAAATTGTTGTTCAGCACCTAAAGCAGCTTGTTCTGTTATGTCTTTTATTTGTAATGGTGTCAAACCTCGATTCATAGCTTCTTGTCTACTTAAATCACCTAAGATGTCTATTTGGGTTTGCATTTCTGGGGTTAGTTGGTCTAGTGGTATACCTTGTTGTGCAGCTGCACTTAATTGTTCTGCTGTTATAGTTTGTTGTGCAGCTATATCACCTGCTTGGGTTAAAGCCGTATCAGTCAAGCCTTCTGCAAGCGTTTCTTCTACTGGTCCACTAATAATATCACCCATAATTTGACCAGAACCGTAACCTAATACAGCAGATGCAATACCTTTTTCTAAGTCGCCTGTTTCTAGGTAAGTGCCTAGTCCTGAACCTAATGCTGCACCTCCGGCAGCAGTACTTATAAATCCTGCACCTAATAAGTTAGGAAAAAATGCTCCTCCTAATAAACTACCTAATATAGCCCCTACAAAGGCTTCAGGTTGTCCAGTTTTAGGATTAATGGTTATAGGCATAATAGATGCTAATCCAGCTACTTCTTGTGGATTTACGTGCATAAGCATAGTGTCGCCATAGCGACCCATTTTTGCTAATTCTGCTGCTTGTTTTCTAGCATCCATATTATCTTTCCTCTTTTGTTTCACAGCCAAATATATTAAAACTCATATCTACTGCACTCGTATACACTTTTACAACATCTGTTTGATTTAATGTTATGCCTAAAACTATGGCAAACGAATCATTTGCTCCTACAGATTTGTCGTAATACAAAAATTGTTTATCATCAGCCGTAGCACCGCCTACGTGTACGCTCAATCTAAAAGTAATTGCTGAACCGGTTCTATTTGCTGCCACTATTGAACTTACAGTTGTTTGTGTCATATCAGGCACAGTATATAAAGTAGTTGTAGTTGTAGCTGCTGGGTCAACCTGACCTAAAACTTTTAACGTATCAGTCATGTTTCATACCCATTAATAAAAATTGATGTCTTTTAATTGATTTACTTGGAATGCTTTCTTGCATTCTTTTAAGTAAAAAAACTTCTCTTTCTAATAGCTGTATTGCTTTTACTAATACATCTCTAGTCAATTCTTCATTGTTAAAATCATATACAGGCGATGCCATTGGTAAAGTTGTAGGTGCTTTTTGACTCATTATTTTTTACCGTCCTGTCTCATTTCTAATCTAAAAGACCCTAATCGCCAACCATATCCTAAACCTGTGCTTTCAAATCTCAATATAGCTTGTCTAGTTCTTGCCCTTATAAAAGCTTGTTGTGTTGTAGAATCTATTGCACTTGTAGATAAGGTTGTCGGCGTATCTAAAGGGAAATCTACGCCTTTTACTGAAACATTTAACGTATTAGCAGTACCTGTTTGACCTCTAAATTTTAAATCCGGAATAATTTTAGATACAAACATAAAATGTTCACCATCAGGTTCTAAATCAAAATCAGATGTTTCAATAAAAGCTGTCATAGCAGTACCATCTGCATCATTACCAACTTCGTGATTGTATAAATAATTTGTATTGCTATTAGTTGTTTTACCTGCTGCCACAGGAAAATCTAAAGAATTTGCTTCTATCCAAGCTGTTCTGACAAAATCATTGTCTGTGGTGCCTATACTCCATGTATTTTCTAAGTAATTAAATATTACATATCTATCTAACTCATCAGAATCGGCAGAAGGATAAAACCACATAATTTCGTTATGGTCTACATTAGAAAGTCCAAAAACTTTAAAACTTTGTCCTAAATTTATATCTGCAAATATATAGTCTTGTACTGCACAAGGTAAAGTTTGTACGCTACCAGCATAAACATAAAAACTACCTCTATCCATAAAAAAAACTTTATTGTCAGCATTTATAGCAGCATTAGGAGAAATCATAGAAGGACCCTGCATAATTTCTGCAAAACTAAAAATAAAAGGTGCACCGCTATACTGCATAGAATGCAAACCATTATCTGTCCATATAAGTATCTCTTGCCTAGTTCGTAATGCTCCTATTATTGTTGAACCACTAGATAGTCTTGTACCTCCTGCTGTATTAGTAGAAGTAGGAGTCCAATCTACTGAACTTTCTTGGTCTGACCATCTAACAAACAAAGGGTCAATATCTGTTGAACCTATTGGATTTGCACCAAAACAAATAATATGTCTATCAATATCTGACACCATTATTTGTAAAGCTTTTACAGGAGGTGCACTTGCTCCTGATAAATCAGAAAAAGCTACAGCACGTTGAGAAGTTCCTGCACTTTCATCCCATAAAAATATTCCTCCTCCTCTAACACAAGTAATTAGGTCATCACCAAAATTATCTTGCGACCACAATCTTAATTGATTGTTAGCAGATAAAGAACTTACAGAACCCCAAGTACTAGCACCCCAAGTATCTACACCCCAACCCGTTCCTTTGACAAAAGTATCTAATCCTATGTTAATTTCATAACTGCCATCTACACCAGAACCGCCAGTACCACTTTCATCACTAGAATTTGCTGTTACTGTAGAACCTGAAGTATCTTTAGCTGTTATCTCATACGTATTAGCTGTTAAAGATTTATCTATTGTATATTCTTGATTTAAAACAGCAGCAGTTATATTTCCCCCTAGAGACACAGCTTGAGAAAAAGTTACAGTATCTCCTGTGACTGCTCCATGTGATGAATCTGTCACAACTACTGTTGATGAACCATTTGTAGCTGCAAAAGTTATAGAATTAGTTGAAGTTTTTCTTATAGGGGTAATATTATTAAAATTATCGCCTTGTTTTACATATAATTTTAAATGTGTACCTACACCAATATAATCAGTTTGTCCTTGGTCTCTATAAGAATGAAGACTTCTACAAGTTCCCTCAAAACTATTTAAAGTATTTTTTTCCCATCCTCCTATTTTTTCAGGTCTTCCGCTTCTAAATCTTACTTTGTCTGCATTAAAAAAACCGCCTTCTTCTGAATAAGAAGTTCCTTCTCTAACTATGCCGGGTCTAAAATCATATTTTTTTAACATTATTCTTCTAAAACTCTGTCTCTTAATCTAATAGCCCTATCACCTACCTGTGTAGCCCATTTACTGTCTAACATTTCTACAGCAGCAGTTTTAAAATCACCAATTTGCATAGCTGATAAAAACTTTTTAAATTTACTTAGTCTAGGATAACCTAAATTAAAACCCATATTTACCATTACACGTTGTTTATTATCATCTAAATCTCTCCACCACCAAAGATTTCTATCTAATTCCTCGCATACTGTATTTATATCAGACTCCAAACACTCTAATATTCTTTCTTCTGAAACAGGAGTGCCAACAGGTTTACCGTATTCTTCGTCTGTTTCTAATATTAAATGTCCTACTCCAAGTGTAGGATAACCAAGATGGTCTAAATATATTTCGTATTTATAACCTTCATCTAATATTAATTCTTTTACTAACTTTTCTTTGTTCATATTAAAAACCTTCCCCTATCAAAACAGAACAGGAGCAGACTTGCTCTAAATTAATAGGGGTCGGCTAATCTTGTTTCTGTGAGGCACCGAAATAAAAACTTATTACAGCACTAGCTAATCCACCTAAATATCCTAAAACTAAATTTATTAACGCTTCGCTATTTTGTTCTGGTGGTTGTAAGGTAACTAAAAATATATATGCCAAAAATCCACCTACAGTTGCTATACCCATAATTCTAGCTGTCCAATCTTTACCAAATTGTCCTCTAGCATTTTGTTTATCGGCAGTTTCTAATTTAAAAACATCAACATCTAACTCTTTCATTTGCAATTCAAAAGCTTGTTCTGCTTTTTTTAATTCAAGCATTTGTTCCGGTGATGCTGTTTCTAATGCCTTCTCAATAGATTTAGAATCATTTTTACATCCTAAAACATCAGAAATCATATTAGCAGCCATACCGCCCATAGGTCCTCCTATGGCTGTACCTAATGTTGGTGCTACTGCACCTACCACACTTTTTAATAAATCTTTCATTTCTACTCCCATGTATAAACTTGTAAGGGTTTTGATTTGCCTTTGACCTCTATAGGGTCTAATAATTTTAAATCAAAATCGCTATATTTAGCTGTCTCCTCACCTATTAAAACACCAACACCTGCAACTTTTGTACTAGATTCTAATCTAGCTGCAACGTTACAAGGGTCACCAATTAAACTAAATGCAAACCTATCTGTAGCACCAAAATTACCTGCTATACATACACCACTATTTACTCCGATACCTATAGCAACTTCTGGTATGTTTTCTTCTACAAATTTTAAATTAAGTTCATCTATATTTTTTTCTATTTCTTTGGCAGCTTTCAAAGCTAAATTATGATGGTTTTCTTGAGGTATTATGGTATTCCAATGAAACATACCTGCGTCACCAATAAATTTATCTGTGCATCCATAGTATTTATTAGCTGCTTTAACCTGTGCATCCAATACTGCATTCATTATGTATGTAACCATTTCTGGTTCTACAGATTCAGATAAACTGGTAAAGCCTCTAAGGTCTGTAAATATAATAGAACAATCTACTCTTTTACCGTTTACCTGACAAAGTTCAGGATTAGCCTGTAATTTTTTTACCATTCTAGGGTCTAAATATTTACCAAACTGCTGTTTAATTTGTTGTCTTAATTTATATTGTTCTCTAAATCTTAAATAAAATGCTGTGGTTGCTGTTATAAATTGAGATATTAAAGACCAAACAACATCTATTAATAATCCTTGTTGTATCAAATAATAACCACTAAAACCTGTAACTATAAAAACTATACTTGTAGATGTTACTCCCAAAGTTATTCCAAATATATTAATTAGACTTATAACTAAACAAATAGATATAAATGTAATTAATAATTCTACAAACAAAGAATAGTCAGGTATATATGGACTATCTTGTATTAATATAGATTCTGCTAAAGCTGCCTGTATTTTATGAGGTTCTAATAAACCTTTTGGTGTAGCTAACTGTGGCATTATTCCTTTTGCTGTAAATCCAACAAAAACAAATCTGTTTTCTACATCCATTTCTTTTAATGTAGTTTCACGTGGAACCGTCCATGAAATCCATTTTCTGCCTAAACTATCTGTTTTTACAGGTGGTAAACCTTTTACCTTTATTTCTTGGATGCCATTATCATTAGTTTTTATAATGTAAGTATCTGCACCTGCTAAAACTTTTAATACTTCAGTACCATAAGAAGCAACCCAACCATCAGGTGTTCTCATTAATAAAGGTAATCTACGAACTAAATTATCTACGTCTGTTCTAGCTACAGCTAAACCCTGACTTGCATTTTGTTTCAACAATTCAATGTTTTCTATAACACCTGTTGCTTCTAAACCACCTATATCCTCACCTAATACAACTGTGCCTGTTGTGGGCGGATAATCCCCTGTGCCTTCAAACATAGCCAGTACACTTGGAGAAAAAGACAAAGCATTTGCAAAATCAAAATCACCACCAAATCTATCTGGTTGTGGAAACGCTATAACCCATCCAACTCCTATAGCACCTTTACGTAATAAATTTATGTGTATTTGTGCTAATGTTTGCCTAGATAGTGGATAGCCACCTTCATTTGCTATATCTTCTTCTGTTATATTCAAAACAGCAAAATTACCTGAAGGTTCTTTATCTGCTACCAATTCGTCAAAAGTTTTTAATTTTATTGTTTCATAAAACTTAGGCTGTATAACCTGCACAAAACAGAGAGATATTAACAAACCTATGTATATATACTTATTCACGAACCTTGAGTAATTTTAATTATAGAATCACCACCACCATTTATTTTTACCGTATTAGAAACACCGTCTTGTATAAATATAACTGTATAGCCCTGACCCGTAGACAAATCAATTTGTGCTGATTGATTTACTTTTCTTCTTAATGATATTGATTGACCTGTTACTAAAGTTATTATTTGAGTATTTGTATCTTGTCCTATCTGTGTTCCCGTAATCCTAGTAACTGTCTGTTCTTGTTTTAGGTCGTCTTCTTTAAGTTTATCTAGTTCCTCTACTATTTTTAACAAGTCTTCAAAAAAATTTACATCTAAATAATTTATATCTAGTTCAGTAAATTCTAATTCATCTTTAGCAAAGTAGTCAGCATCTAAGTCTTCAAACTCTAAAAAGTCTACATCTAAAATATTATTACCTGTACTTGTTTCTTGTTCAGCAAACTGTTCATTTCTCTCTGGTGGTTGAACAATCAACATATTGTCTATTACATCTAAAGTTAAATCTAAAATAACAGGTTTACTTGGTATAGATTCATAAACGTTTGTTGTTGTTGCTTCGTAAGGTTTATTTAACGTTACTGAACCAAAAGCTGTCGTTACTAATATTTCACCACTAGATACGCCATTAGCATCAGGTAATAAAATTATTAAACTTCGACCTAATTCATCTACCGTACAAGTAAAATCTGTACCTCTTATAGCTATATCAGCAGTAGGAGTCGTAATAGATATGTTTTCTTTATTTATACGATTTAAATTACCTGTAATAAAACGTGCTGTACCGCTTGCAAAATTTAAAGCTAATTTAGATTTTGAAGGATTCGGGTCAAATATATATTCATCTATAACTAACTGACTGTGTTCTGTTAATTTTACTGTTGATTTATCAAGAAACTGTATTGCTATTCTGCCCTGCTTTGTTTGCACATTGTCATTCTGCTCTATACCAAACTCTAGTTCAGCTACATAGGGTTTATCTCTGACTACTTGTGCATTACCTTTTAACTCAGATATTTCTCCTATATCAAGGGCATGAAGTTGATGTGCCCCCATCATTTTGTATAACACACACAGAGCCATTATTACCGCTTGATAATATCTTGAGCCAATCTGAAGCCAATGTACTTTGTTGCTCAATATTAAAACTCCTTGAATTACCAGTTTGGTCTAAATAAAAATATGCACCTGTATATCCATCACCATCATAAGTTACAGAATTAGAGTCGCCATCAACATCTACATAAGAAGTAGCTTGGTCTACATCTATGTCAAAATCAAAAGTATTACTACTACCTTGTATAATCCAGTCTAAATCCAAAGTAGAAGCTAAGTCATTAGTAGCAAGGTCAAGTGTAAATGTGTTAGATGAACCATCTACATCTACGTTTAAATTACCACTATCTGCCCCGTAAGTGTTAGTTGGGTCAACCTGTATGTTAAAAGTATTGCTATCTCCATCAAAATCAAATAAACCAGTAAATGTATCAGACGTTATATCGCCTAAAAATTTATTGCTGTCACCTATTTGATTTATATCTAGTGTCATAGTTACACCATCAAGGTCTAATGCAGTCATTGTTCCTGCTACAGCATTTGCTCCACCTATAATATTAGATGAACCTAATTGCTCTATATCAAGATTAAATGTTGCTCCCACTTGGTCTACATAAATTTCGTTATCTGCCCATAAGAAACTTACCAATAAAAAAGGTAATAATTTTCTCATTTTTTTAAATTCCAAAATCTCTGCTCTATCCCTTGCTTTATGGTTTCTAAAACAGCAGTTTCTATTGCATTCTGCAAAGCTATATTGACTGATTCATTTTCTACCATGCCATTCTCTATTTCTATAAGTTCTGTATTATCAGAAACAAATCTAAATACATCCTGACTTAAAGCAACACTAATAATTGATTTTGTTGTAAGTACCTCCGTTAATACTTTTCCTGTTGAAACTGATACAGTTCTTAGTGATACCGTAACTGTATCTTCTCTATATTGTTTGGTATTTCCTATACCAAGATACCTAGCACCCAAGCCGCCTGACTTAACGTTGCTTTCGTACCCTATTACACCTCCTTCCATTATTAAACCTGCAAAGGTTAGAGGTAATAATTCTTTATCTTCCTTAAATGAATTTCTTGTTTGTCTAATAAGTTGTCTTTCTTTTGTAAGGTTATCCAAACCTATACGTTCAACTACATCAAAAAATTTTCCATTACCTGCGTGCTTTAGTGCTCTAATTAAATAAGCATCAGGTGCTTGTGTTATAGCTGTGCTAAAACTAGCATATTGGCTATTACTTCTACGTTGTCCTGTTTTGTCAATAAAACTTTCTGGATATACTGCCACACTAGGTCTTGCTCTTGGTGGACCTATATTAGCTAGTTCTTCATTTATTAAATTACTAACCTTAGATATTTCTGTCTTAGTAACTGGTGGTATAAAATTATTTAATACAGAACAACTAGAAACTAAAGTCACCGATAGGCAAAGTAATAATAGTTTCATTTCCTTCCTCATCAGTTATTTTTAAAGTTATATAATCACCATCAACAGAATATTCAATAGTATTGCCTTCTAACTCTAATATTCCTTGTTCCTGTTGTATTTCGCCAAATAAGTTATCTACAAGCTGCCTACTTAATTGTGCATAAATACGACTCTCTAAATTTCTTATAAATCTAGCTAACGTAGTATTATTTGCTTCTCTTTCTAATTCTTCCTGATAAGCCTTTATTTCTGCTTTAAGGTCTTCTTTGCGATTAAACTCTTGATTCTCTATAGTTAAATAGTGTGCTGAAGTACCTTGACCTGAAAAACTAGGATTTTTAAATTTATGTATCATCTCATCAGCTATGACCTGATTAGCGACAGCTATAACAATAAAAGCTAATAACAAAGTTAAAAACAAACCAAATAGTGATAAAGCTAACAATATTTTTTTTGTTATTCTATTCATCTAATCTTTCCGTTGGTCATCTCTATCTGCTTTTGCTATCTTATTGCTATCTATTAGTTGCGGTACACCAAGTATGGTTTTTATAAGCGTATCTTGTCTAATAATTTCATTATCTAAACTTCGTACTCTATCTATAAGAGCAACTAATATGCCATGTTGAGAGTCAAGTTTTGTGCCAAGACGTTCTTCCATTTGAGATATTTGGTCTGCTACCTTATCGTCTAGCACATCCACTTTAGTTTCCATGCCATCTATAATTCTGTTAATTAATTTCCAAATAAAAAAACCTAATCCTAAAGCAGCAGCTATAGGAAAACCAACTTCATTAATTAATTTAACTGCATCTTCCATTAATCTACAGGAGTAAATATACCTTCATCAATTAAAATTTTACGATTACGTTGATGTTCTATTTCTATATCTTCTTTTGACTGACCATAATAAGCTACAGCTAAATGAGACTTAACCATAGTTTGATTTATGTTTTTTCCATCAACTACTACTTCACCTAAAACTCTACCGTATTTGCCTTTAGAATCTTTAAGTTTTGTTTGTATAACTACTTGTTTACCTTTCTCTATTGATTCTGTTAAAAACGCTGTAGCCATTTTTCCTCTAGCTTTCTCATCTTTGTTGCGAGTACGTGATTCGGGAGTATCAATACCATATAAACGAACCCGACAACTATAAGAAACATCAAACCCAAGGTCCAAAACAACATCCACCGTATCGCCGTCAACCACTCTTTTAACTTTGCAACTATACTCATACATTCTTCTTCCTTTTTTTCTTTACCCTTTTCCGTTTTTTAGAGGGTGGTTTAGTAATTTGATTTTTTATGTTTGCTCTACTTATTACCATTTTACTTTATCTGCCCAATAAGCTGCTGACATCTTGCCTTTTTTTATATTTTTACCATGTCTTGCTTTAAAAGATTTACGTTTTGCTTTCATACGTGCAGATTCACCTTTTTTTGGTTTACCAGCAGTACCGCTAACAGTTCCCACTTTTTTACCTTGTTGTCCAAAACGTATGGTTTTTATTTTGTCACCTTCTTTAGCAACAACGATATGAGATTTTTTAGGATGATTAGGAGTACGTTTAGGTTTATTGAAACCACTAACTCCTGCTCTAGCCAATCTAGGGTCTTTCTTTTTAGCCATTATCTTTTTTTACCTTTATGTAGTCCATGTCTAGCGTGTTGTTTTCCTTTTTTAGTAGCTGCTCTTTTCTTTTTATTGGCTGCTGCTAATTTTCTTCTGCCTTTTGGAGTTGACTTAAGTTTTTTTATTGTTGAAGCTGGTGCATATACTTCTCCTGTTTCTGAAGACTTTTTGCCACTAGGAGTTCTCCATTTTTGTTTAGTCCATCTTTTAAGACTTTTTTGTGTTTTTTTTAGTGCCATGTGCTTTCCTTATTGCTTCTTTACCTTTCTTAGCGATTTCGGCTTGTTGCCTTTTACCTGCTACTTTTGCTCTCTGCTCTAGGACTGTGAGTATTTGTATCTTTCTTGCAAAAGGTTTTTTAATTTTTTTAACTTTAGCTACAGTTGCTCTTGCATCAGCAGGAGTAGCAAATTTTATTGATACTGTATCTTTAGGATTTTCATCCGTATACAATCTTCTACCGCTACCTTTAGGTTTTTTGCCTGTTCCCTTTTTAGGGTCTTTATTCTTCTTCATCTAAACCCTCACTATATAAATTGTTAAAAGTTATTGCGGGGTCTGTATAACTTTGATGACCCTCTGCCGAATGAAGATATTGAGATGGTGTAAAATCTGGTGCACCTTCTCCTGTTCTCCACAAAGCCGGACTTGTAGCTCTTACTCTATTATTAGGCAAAGCCACTATGTTTCCTTGCCATTCACAATCCTCTGTAATATATAAAACATGAGACTGTTTATGTTGGTCAGGACTGTCTGCAATATCATTATCTGTATAGTCAACGGTAAATAAATAACGACTTTGATAAAATTCATTATTAATCTTACTTATCCAAGGACTAGAACTAACTCTGTCCATAACAATAACCGAGTGATTTCTTGATTCACAATCCCAAGGTTGTACTAAATGGTCTTCCATACGGTCAGGAAATTTTTCCATAGCCATATCAAAAACTAATGCTTGTATGGGCATTCTTGCCCACATAGCACCACCATGTACGTTTTCTAATCCATCATCTAAGTCTATTTCGCATCCAGTAAAAACTACTTGGAAACTTAATGACCTATCAGTAATTGTATTAACTGCTATCGCTAATGCGTGTAGATATTCACCGTGATAATCTTGATGGTCGCAAGTGAACTCTTTTCTAACCCAACATTTAAAGTAAGGTATGTTGCTTATTAAATAAGACATATTCTGCTCCTTTTAATTTAATTCTTGTACCCGCCTCCTTTGGCTTTGTATTGTTTAGCTAACATTTGTGCTTTTCTAGCACTCCATTGTCCCGGTTTTCCGCCTTTAGA